GCTGTGTCTCACAATGCTGGTGCTGTGTTCCGGCATGGTGTGTCAGCTCGTGATTTCGATGAGACGAACTCACACGTTAATGACAACTCTACGGACGTTCATACGCAGTATGTCACTAAAGCCCTAATTAGCGGCTCAAAAGGCAGCCTGATTTCCTCTAACGGGACGGCTGTCACGGCCCTATCGGTCGGCTCTAATGATCAGGTCCTAACGGCTGACTCGTCCACCTCGACGGGCCTCAAGTGGGCTGCCGCCCCTGTCAGCCTGCCCAGTCAGACATCCAACGCGAACCGCCTCCTCACGACTGACGGCACCAACGCCTCGTGGACCAATGTGACCACGGGCATCATCCAGCTCGCGCCTGAGGAACGGTTCAATGTGGTCGCCTCGGCTGCCACGGGCACCGTCGCGATCAACGTCCTCACCGCTGGGGTCTGGTTCTACTCGACCAACGCCACCGCGAATCACACGATCAACATTCGCGGGGATGCGTCGAACACGCTGAATAGCCTGCTCGCGACGGGTGACGCCATCACGGTGTCGTGGATTATCGCTAACGGCACGACGGCCTACTACCCGACAACGATTCAGATCGACGGGACCGGGGTGACGCCGCGATGGTTGAACGGGTCGAGTCTGCCGACTGCGGCTCAGGCGAATCAGACAGCGGGGATTGACAGCTTTACCTTCACGATCATCAAGACCGCAAGCACCCCGACTTACACGGTGCTTGGGGCTTGGGCGCAGTACAGGTGATGCGCTGATGCCTATTGTGGGTCAGTTCGGGTCGCTGGCTGGGTTCGGTGTGTTCCCTGGCGGCGCGTTCGAGTCGATTGCCACGGTGACGGTGGGCAGCGGCGGGGCTTCCAGCATTGAGTTCACCTCAATCCCTGGGACGTACCAGCATTTACAGATTCGGCTCCTCGCGCGGTTTACGAGTACGACCGTCGTGTCATCTGCTCAATGCCGATTCAATAGCGACACAACAGCCGCGAACTATGCAACGCACTACCTGTATGGGGATGGAGCGTCAGCAGCGGCAGGGGCCAGTACATCCAGCGGAATGGTGCTGATTGGCACAACAGGTGGCTCTAGTTGGGCTAGCACCTTCGGCGCTTCGGTCGTGGACATCCTTGACTACACGTCTACAAGCAAGAACAAGGTCATTCGGTCTCTGAGCGGTGCCGATGTGAACGGCGCGGGAGGCTACCTGCAAATGTTCAGCGGCGTGTGGATCAACAGCAGTAGCGCCATTACGTCGCTGTCTATCTATCAAGGGTCACAGACATTTGGTCAGTACACGACGGCTGCCCTGTACGGGGTGCGCGCATGACTCTAACGACACAGTTCCGAACATTGGGGGTGGCTGATGCCTAGGACGTATGAGCCGATCGCCTCGCAGACCCTTGGAAGTAACGCGGCCTCGGTCACGTTCAGCGACATTCCCGGTACTTACACCGATCTACGCCTAGTTGCCTTTGCCCGGTCTACCCGCTCCGCGACCAATGACTTTCTCCTCCTCCGTTTCAACTCCGACTCAGGAAGCAACTACTCGCGCACCTACCTGTACGGCAACGGCACATCGGCTCTGAGCACGCGAAACTCTAATCTAACGCTGGCAACCGTGGACAGTTTTCCTGCCGCTAACTCCTCCTCGGGAATCTTCTGCGCGACCGTGATCGACTTTATGAGTTACGCCAATACGAACGTGTTCAAGACTGTGCTGTCGCGGAACTCGGATAACAGTCTGACGGGTGCCACGGTGAACCTGTGGCGGTCTACGTCCGCAATTACGTCGATCTTGCTTTACCCCGAGAATGGGCCAAATCTTGCTTCGGGCTCCACGTTCAGCCTCTTTGGATTGAAGGCGGCGTGATGACGTTAACCCATGAGTTCAGGACAGGGGGCCGCTGATGGCGACGACCATGAAGCTGATCGCCAAGAATGTGCTGGGCAGCGATACCGCCACAGTCACCTTCTCATCCATCCCTGGCACCTACACCGATCTCTACATCGTAATCTCAGCGCGGTCATCCAGCGGCGACCTCACGGTCGGACAGGCTGACTTTCTCTACATGAACCTCAATAGCACCAATCAGTCATCGCATCGCTACCTATACGGGACAGGCTCAGGTACCGGATCAGCGACGTCTCCCACACGGGGGCTTGGCTTCCTTACTGATCCCGCTTGCACCTCCAACACATTTGCGTCGATAGAGATTTACATTCCCAACTATGCGGGAACGACTGCAAAGTCTGTAAGTGCAATTTCAATGACTGAGAACAACGCTACTGCTGCCACTATGGCTGCCCATGCGGCGTTGTTTAGCTCAGTAACGTCAGCGGTGACAAGCATAGATTTCACAACTGAGGATGCTGCCAGTTTCAAGAGCGGCTCGTCATTCTTCCTGTACGGCATCTCCAAGGCATAAAGGAGCCACCATGTCTGACACCCCCATCGCCGTCATTGTTGATTGCACGGACGGCACCGTGACCGAGCGGCCCCTGACCGCCGGGGAGATCGCGCAGCGTGAGGCAGACGCCGCCGCCGCCGCTGTCGCGGAGGCTGAGCGGGTTGCTGCCGAGGAGGCCCGACAGGCCGCCCGCGCCGCTGCCGTTAGCCGCTTCAAGACGCTAGGATTCACAGACGAGGAGATCGCCACCCTCGTCCTGCCATAAGGGGGAAGCCGTGACTGAGGTCAGCACCGACAAGGTGATGCAGGTCATGGGACAAATCCATGCCCGATCCGATGCTCCCCAGAAGATCACGGACTACTGGAGCGAACTCCGCGAGCACTACCCCGCTGAGGTATTCATCTGCACCCATTGCACGGATTGCGAATACACCTTCCAGCCGTGGCCTTGCACCGACCTGCAAGCCCTCGCTGACGGCATCGGCTGGGACGGGGACTGGGAGTCCATCGCGGTCAATAACGTGTTCGACAAAGACGCAAAGACATGGAGCCAAGTCCCTGCCGCTGAGGCGTCCTGAACCTAGGGGTTAACGCCACCCCTCATAAGCCGAGCTTGACTTCCACTTATGGGAAGTTCGGAACGGTCATAGTTAACAGCCCCTGCCTATAAGGAGTGGTTATGGACGACGACATCTGGGACTTCCTCGGATACGTCGAATACGACGAAGACTGAACACCCCTACAGGTGCGCCCTTTGTGGGCGCACCTTTGTTGTGCCCTCACTAGCGAGGAGCTGTGAGGAGAAACACTCTCTAGAAGGAGAATAGTTATGTCTGGTGGTTTTGTCACCGTATCGAACGGTGCCAGCGACACTCTTGTCGTTGAGTTCACTGGAGGGTCGTGGTTTTCAAACGCGGCCCTCAGCTCATCCGTGTCTTTTCCCGACACGATCACTACCACAAAGACCTACTACACGGGTGTTGATACCCCTGGTGTGGTCATTTCCGTTAAGCGCAATGGTGTTGAGATTGCGAACACCCCTGACGGCACGCGCACGGTGAACATCAATGACGATAAGGGTCTGGTGTTCTCTGTTGATCCTGACCCTGGTGACCGCCTGGGTGCTGCCGAGATTGCTGCCCGTTATGTGGGTAAGGCTGCGTCGCTGAAGGCTCTTGTTGCTACCGGTACTGCTTCTGTGAACTTTGATGAGATTGCTGCTGGCGAGACTGGCAGCAAGACGTTTACGCTTACTGGTGCCGCTACTGGTGACATTGTTGTAATCAACGTGCCTGTCCTCACTACGGGTTTGGCTTTTGCTGGTGCCGCTGTGACTGCCGCGAACACGGTTACGGTGTATGCAGTGAATTCGTCTGCTGCCGCGATTGACCAGGCTGCCGCTACTTTCTCCTACCTGTGGTTTGACCTCACCTGATCGGGTTCTCCTTCTAGTTGACGGGGGTGGGGTCTACGGACCCCACCCCTTGAGGGGTTGTTTTGACTGTCACCACTGACATTACCGATAGCGTACTGCTTGATATTGGTGTTGCTTATTCTGCTAGCTTGAACTCGTTCACTCTTGGCGCGTTCGCTTACGAGTGGGCTATCGCTGGTCAGCCGTTCCTTGGTGTTGCTTCTGACGAGTTTCCGTTGACTCGTGCGTTTACTTCGGTGAACAAGGAGCAGTTCGATAACAGTCGTGATCCTGGTGAGCAGTCTTTGACGGGCTGGTGGCTTCGGTCACAGCGGGATTTCAGTGGTGGCGCTGGTATCAATTATCTTGAGCCGCCTGATAATGAGCGTCTGATGACACGGTTCAACAGGTCGCAGGGTGTTGATGTGTGGACTCCTGGCGTGTTGAAACTGTTGCCTACGGTGCGTGAAGGTTTCACTTCGACTGGTTTGGCGAATGTTGCGTCTGCTCGTGACGAGGCCAATAACGTGTGTTATGCGTTTGGGCTTACAGGTAATGGTGGTGTGAAGAAGTGGAATGGCACTACTGCCACGACTATTACTGGTTTCACTGAGAATGTGGAATACCTGGCTTCGTATGGTTCTGGTGTTTTCGCTTTCCATGATGACGGTATTGATAAGGTTGCTGCGTCTGGGACTACAGCGAGTTCGCTGTGGACACATTCTAAGAACACTTCTGGCCGGGGCTGGTGGGTGAAGCAGCGTCTGATTGCTGCTTGGGGTGCTAACCTGTACGAACTTGGCGGGTTTACTGGTGGCAATTTGCCTTCCGCGTTTTACACGCATCCGCAGTCGGATTGGACTTGGACTGGGGCTGCTGAGGCTCCTGCCGCTATTCTTGTTGCTGGTCATGCTGGTGCGCTTAGCACGATCTACAAGTTTACTGTGAGTGAGACTGACGGCGAACTGCCTACGCTTACGTCTGCGGTGACTGTCGCTGAGATGCCTGCTGGTGAAATTATTCTTGGCTTGTTCTCGTATCTTGGTTCCTACATTGTGATTATGACGAATGTGGGTGTCAGGATTGGTTTGCTCGGCGGTGATGGTTCCGTCACCTATGGGCCGTTGTCGTACACGGGTGCAACTACTGGCTATGCGGCTGGGTTTGACCGATTCGTGTATGTGGGTGTGGCGGATGTCGGGTCTGGTAAGGCTGGTGTAATCCGGTTCGATTTGTCGAATCTTGATTCTGAGGGTCGTGCAGCGTGGGCTGCCGACCTTGACACAGGTAAGACAGGTTCTGTTGACGGGGTGTGCACTCTTGGCTGCACAGGCAGGATCGTTGTCGGGGTGAACAGTAACGGCCTGTATGAGCAGCATCCCACTCAACTTGTGTCTAGTGGTTTCTTGTACACGGGCCAGGTCAGGTATAACACACTGGAGAATAAGTCTTTCCGCTTTTTGAATCTTCGCAGGTCTGTGCTTGAGGGCACTGTGGCTGTGTCTAGTGTGCAGCAGGGTGGAACTGAAGCTGCCTTGTACACGTACCCTGATGGGTCTTCAAATGTTGAGGTGCAGGTTGTTCCTTCTGTGCCTATTGAGTCTCTTGGTTTGAAGATCACGTTGACTCGTGATTCTTCCGATAACACTAAGGGTCCTGAGATTGCTGGTTGGCAGTTGAAGGCTCTTCCTGCTGTTCCTCGTAAGCAGCAGTGGCGGTTGCCACTTCTTTGTTTTGATGAGGAGACAGACAGATTTGGTCAGAGGATTGGTCATCCTGGCTATGCGACTACTCGCTGGCAGAATCTGCGTAATGCTTTGGTGCAGGGTACGCCGGTTGTGTTGCAGGATTTTTTGGCTAAAGAAACGTACACGATTCTCATTGAAGATCTGCAAATGGTACAGACTTCACCTCCGCGTCAGCAGTCTGGTATGGGTGGCGTGCTTGTCGTGACCTGTCGGGAGTTGTAATGGGTTACGACACACCGGATTGGGTTCAGATCGTGCAGGACGCTGCGATTGTTTTGGCGTTCTTGACTGCCGTTGTTGGTGCGCTGATTGCTTTAGGCAAGTTCCTGATCGTGAAACCTCTCGAAAGGTATATCGAAGCTCGCATGCCTAAGAACGGTGGCAAGTCTTTGGGTGACTTGCATACGAAGGTGGATGACATGGCTACACGGATCTCCCGCATTGAGCGGGAGATTGTGAGGATTGATGAGGAGATTGAGCATCTTGCTGAATGATCGTGGTTTCTGGATCGCTGCCGGGGAGCGTGCCGTTAAGACGTTCGCTCAAGCTCTCGTGGCTCTGTTCGTTGCCGGTGTGACTGTTCTGACGATTGACTGGGTGCAGGGTCTGGCTGTCGCTGCGACTGCCGCTGTCGTGTCTGTGCTGACTTCGATTGCTTCCTACAACGTGGGTCCGTTCCTTGGCCCGTCACTGGTGGATGAGGCTGTTGTCCTGCCCGATGAGGATGATGATCTGTGAGTACGGGTGTGTGGTTGAAGGATCTGGTGAAGGTTCTTCGTCAGGCTGGTGTGCCTGTTGAAGGTATGACATATAAGTACGGCAGGTACGCTGGGAAGACATGGAAGCAGGTGGGGTGGAATGGCCTCGGGTATTCTGAACTTCGGGGTATCATGTGGCATCACGACGCTTCCCCAGCGGGGGATTCACCGGGTGCTCTCAATTGGTGCATGTACTCTGATCTTGCTCCGTGCGCTGCTATCTGGATTGACCGTTCAGGTAAGTGGTTTGTGTATGCGGCTGGTTTGACGAATCATGCGGGTGTCGGGTCTAGTGCTTTGGCCCCGAACTCTACGGGCAATCAGTACTACCTGGGGATCGAGACGGACATGGGTGCGCCAGGTGAGGCGTGGCCTAAGCCGCTGCTGGATTCACTGCGTAAGGGCACGGCTGCCTTGATGAAGCACTACAACCTAGATCCGAAGCAGGCTCTTGAATTCCATAAGACCTACAGTCCCGGCAGAAAAAATGATCCGGCTCACCTGGATCTTGGGAGGGAGCGCCGTAGGGTTGCTCGCCTCATGGTTTCAGATCAAACTGGTATCAAAGGTCTTCTTGAACGGTGGTTCAAGGTCTAAAAACTAGAATCATTCTCAGCCATTCTGAGAGGATAACCCCCTCCTAGGGTCTTCGGATACCTGGGAGGGGGTTTTGTCTCGTCTACGGCCCTTACAGGGCCATACAGGGGCATTCTAGAGGGTGTCTTTAGACTACGGCAGTAGTATTAGTTAGGTCACTGTCTAATAATAATATAGTATTACCTATAGAGCCAGCCCTTAGGGGGCTGGCTCCTTTACTTATATGTACAACCTTTACATATATCTGTACAGGTATACCTATACCTGTACCTATATAGGTAACAGTGTAACCTGCTATCGCCGCTGTAAACCAGCCGCGACACGCCGAAGAAAAAGTTCAATGCCGTTGACTGTCAGACCTCTACGCTACCGTATCTGCTATGAGTGAAACACCAATACCGCACATCTCCTACAGCCAGTTTTCCACCTATGTGGACTGCGGAGAAAAATACCGTTTAACAAGGATCGTTGGCGTAGCCGAAGATCCTGCCTACTGGTTTGCCGGAGGCACCGCCGTACACACAGCCACAGAAGCCATCGACCATCACTTGTTTGAGGAGTATCAGGCATGAACCCACTACTGGAGATCGGGCTTGATGCTTTCCGCAAGTCCCTAGAGCAAGAAGTTGCACAGTTCCCTGAAGGTAAGACACCTCGGGCAGGTGGCAGGCCCACGAAGGCTGCCCCTAACGGTGAGGACTACGCCTGGTGGATGGCTAACGGCCCAGCCTACGTGCAGTCATGGATCACCTGGCGGCAAAACAACCCGTCCCTGCACATTCTCACGATGGAAGACGGTAAACCTGCTATCGAACTTGATGTCCGTGTGGACATTGAAGTCAATGATGAACTGATCCAGTTGAAAGGTTTCATCGACAGGGTATTCGTTGACTCCAACACAGGTGAAGTGTTGATTGTTGACCTGAAGACAGGTAAAACCACCCCTGCACCGATGCAGCTCGCGTTCTATCGCCGTGCCCTGAAAGCCGCGTACGGCATTGACGCACCTTATGGTGCTTACTGGATGGCCCGTGAAGGATCCCTATCCACCATCCATGACCTTCAGCCGTACACGGATGAGATGGTTGACTACTGGGTGGCTAAGACTTACGCTGGAGTGCAGGCCGGAATCTTCCTGCCCCATGTCACATCCATGTGCAAAGGTTGCGGTGTCCGCACCCACTGCTATGTTCACAATCCTGCTACACTGTTCGCACCATCGTTCAATTTGAAGGAGGCTGTTAATGTCTAGCACTGAAGCACCATTCTCCGCAAACATGCGGGTACGTATCGCTGACCACGACGTTCAGCTCACCGTGCGTGGTAACTCTGCGTCAGAGTTCCAGATGCATTGGGCTGAGATCGCAGAAAACATGGGCACATTCGTTGAGTCTGTGACTCTCACTGTTGCCGCATCGAATGCGTCAACCCTGTACCAGCAGCAGGCTGCACCGCCTCCTGCACCTGCTGCCCCTGACGCAGGCTGGAACGTCGCACCGCAGGCACCTTCCCCTGCTGGCCCCCCTGCGGCGTTCCAGTCTGCTGTCGCACCTGCTTGCGCTCACGGTGCCCGTAACCCTGTGTCGAAGGTTGGGGCTAAGGGGCCGTGGAAGGCGTGGATGTGTAACGCACCCCAGGGTGGGGCCAAGTGTGACCCTGTGTGGATTAAGCGGGGCACACCTGAGTGGGACACGTTCCCAGCCTAAGGCATGAGGCGTCTTGACCGTGCAGTCGGACAACTGGACAGGGGCGGGGCTATCATCCCCGCCCCGTTCAAGTCTTTCTCCGACTATCAAATCACCATCCGCAGGGGTGAGGTGACAATGATTGCAGGCCCACCGGGTGCAGGCAAATCAACCCTCGCCCTATCTATCGCTGTCCTGTCAGGTGTACCCACATTGTATGCCAGCATGGACACGCATGAGGCCACGATGGCTCTACGTACCACAGCCATGCTGACAGGACTGTCACAGCATGAGGTGGAGAACAGGATCCAAGCTGACTCCAGTTGGGCTTCCGGCATTCTCTCCAAGCAGGCATCCCACATCTCATGGATGTTCGATGCCTCCCCATCGCTGTCTGACCTGGCTGACGAGGTTGCCCTGTACCGGGAAGTGCACGGTGACAACATGCGGCTGCTCGTGGTGGATAACGCGATTGACGTTCTGCATGAGCATGGTGACGAGTTCGGTTCCCTGCGTTCTTTGATGCGGGAGTTGAAGTGGTGGGCTCGTGACACAGGCGCTGCCGTACTTGTGCTACATCACACCTCGGAGCAGTATCAAGGCAACCCTTGCCCACCTAGGGCAGCACTACACGGTAAGATAGCGCAGATCCCGTCGCTTATCTGCACCCTCGCCTCACCGTCTGATGGTCTCATGGCTGTTGCCCCCGTGAAGAACAGGTATGGGCCTGCTGACCCGTCAGGTTCCACGGCTTTGTGGCTGGAGTATGACCCTGCCCGTATGCAGATCAAGGATATTAACCTGTGAACGACTGCAAGCATGAAGGTTGCGTGCGCCTGATGACGTTTGAAGGCGACGAGAACTGGGTGTGCTGTGACTGTGGGGTGGAGATTCATGGATGCCAGTAGCAGAGCCAAGTCGAACAAGCGTAAAGGTGCAGCGTTTGAGATAGACCTGGAGCAGTTCTTCAGGGAGAAGTTCCTGAACACGACACGCCTGGTGCGCCGGGGCAAGGACGACGAAGGTGACCTGCTCATCAGGGTGCATGACCTTGCCGTGATCCTTGAAGCCAAGAACGAGAAAGCCATAAACCTGTCGGGCTACATGGCTGAAGCCACCAGTGAGGCTATGCGTTGGGAAGCTAAGCATGTGCATGAACCCATGCCTGCTGATCTTGTGATCGGTGCCGCTGTCGTGAAGCGGCGAATGAATCATGTGTCCAAGTCTTATGTTGTAATGGAGGCCGATGACTTTGCCGCACTCCTCCTACACCTACAGAAGAGGTGACCTGTGGGCAGTGTTGAAACACTACGGATGGAAGACACCTTCCCCAAGGAACGGGTGGCAAACCATCTCCTGCGGTCTACACACGGATGTGAAACCGTCCTGCCGGGTGAACAACGACACAGGCGGGGTTGCCTGCATGTCATGCGGGTTCAAAGGCGACGTAGTTGGTTTAGTCAAGGAGATTGAAGGAGGTGACTGGCGTAATGCTTTCCGAATCGTTGAAACTGTCTCTAGCGGAAGCAGTGAAGAACTATCACGGGAGCGTGGACGAGGTAGCGGCGTATCTGGCAGCGCGAGGGATTACCAAGGCAGCAGCAGAGCAGCATCTTCTCGGGTACGTCACGGTAGATAATGTTGCTGTCGGGCATGAGCAGTTCATTGGTCGCATGTCCATCCCCTACATCACCCCCACAGGTGTGGTTGACGTTCGTTTCAGGGCAGTGACGGAGGAGCAGTCCCCGAAGTACCTGTCCCGTGCAGGGTCAGAACATATCTTGTATAACGTGATGGCTTTCCGGCAGGCATCAGACCATATCGCTATCTGCGAAGGTGAGATTGACTGCATCACAGCAGGCTTGTGCGGTATCCCCGCTGTCGCCCTGCAAGGAACCTCAGCGTGGAAGCCATTCTACGGCAGGGCTTTCCTTGACTATGAGCGTGTCCTCGTGCTGTGTGACGGGGACCAGCCAGGGAAAGAGTTAGGTAAGAAGATCGCTACCACCATAGACCAAGCAGTAGTGATCCACATGCCAGACGGCATGGATGTGAACAGCACCTTCCTCAGTGAAGGTGTCGAAGGAATACGTAGGAGGGCTGGTGTCTGAGATTGTTGGAAGAGGATTGGGAGCGGCTCACGTTCGCCTTACAGGGACTTGGGCTAGTGAAAATCCACCTAGACAAGCAGAAGGGATTCATCGGGGGCTACCTGCCGCCAGTCAAGGACTAGAACCATCCTTCCTCATCGCTGTCGCTCGCGTGTTCGATGAAGCAGAAGACATCATGGTTGGGCGTCACAGGGACTATGGACCGGGAAACATTGCCAACGGCTACCCCGACCCGCTCACTGCCCTGGTGGTCCGCATGGGTGACAAGATGGAACGCATCAAGAACCTGCTGTCATCAGACACACCCATCTACGGTGAGCGTCTACGTGACTCGTGGATGGATCTCGCCAACTATGGACTGATCGGAGTCATGTGCATTGATGGTGAATGGCCCGGTGTGAAGGCACGCAAGTGACCCTAGACGAGTCAGGGTTCCCTGACGTATCCGAAATGGTGGACCCGATAGTGAACGTCCACCTCGTGTCAGGTGCCGTCATCCAGATGGCACAAGTTTCTATCGTAGAAATAGCTAAACGCCTACACCACTACGGTTTCGTGTACCTGTCCGATGGTGAAGGCTCCTACGCCGTGTTCTTCGGGCACGGTGTCGCCGCACTCACAGTGCCCCTGGCGACCTAACGAGAGGGAAAGAGACATGCATCGTGCATGGATTATTTCAGACCTGCAAGTGCCCTACCATGACCGTAAAGCAGTTGATGCCGTGGCTCAAGCCATCAGTGACCTGAAAGGTCCGAACGATATCGTCCTCACTATTGGTGACGAGATGGACATGCAGACGATCTCCCGCTGGTCACAAGGCACAGCCCTTGAGTGGGAACGCAGCATCGGGAAAGACCGTGACGCCACCGTGCAGGTGCTGCGTGACCTTCAGGTGCAGCATGTCATCCGATCCAACCACACAGACCGTCTCTACAACCAGATCATGCGCCGACTCCCTGGCCTGCTCGGTCTACCTGAGATTGAACTACAGAACTTTCTGCGCTTGCCTGAGCTGGGCATCACATTCCATGAAGACGCTTTCCCATTCGCTTCCGGCTGGGTAGCCATGCACGGTGATGAAGCCGGTGTCTCCCAGATCGCAGGACAGACAGCACAAGGACTATCCAAGAAGGTTGGCCTGTCCGTTGCCTGCGGTCACACGCATAGGCTAGGGCTACAGCCCTACACGCAGTCCGTGAACGGGCGAGCAACCCGTGTCCTGTACGGGTTTGAAGTGGGCAACCTCATGGATATGCGGAAAGCCAAGTATGCAAAGACGCATAACTGGCAGCAGGGGTTCGGGCTCGTTTACATTGATGGTTCTCGTGTCACCCCATGCCCTGTACCCATTGAGAAGAAGTCTTTCATTGTAGAAGGAGAGCAGTATTCGTGGAGCTGACCGACCGTGAGTTGCAGATCATCACGCAGGGGGCCACGAACGCGCATAGAGCGCAGAGAGAGTTCATTCCGTTATCAGATCTGATCAATGAGGGTGTGCTGTGGGCTTTGGAGCATACCCGCAAGGTGGAGATGTGGCGGGAGAAAGGTAAGCACGGTGAGAATCTGCTGCGTTTCTCCGTGAAACAGATCTGCCTGTCCCACATCGCTAAAGAACGTCGCCGCGTCTACCATTTGGAGAAAGGCGACATCGCCTACTACACTCCAGCCATTGTGCGGGAAGTTCTACCTGACATTTTTGATATTGATGACTGGCTGTCAGGGTCCAGTAACGATCAGGAACGTGTGTCTGGTGCGTCCAGGCCCAGTGAGGGTAACACTAGGCTCGCTACTGTAATCGATGTGAAGTCAGGTTTCGATTCCCTCAGCGAAGATGATCAACTTCTACTTAGGGAACTGTATGAGGATGGTGGGGTAACCCATCAAGTGTTGGCTGCTACGTTTGATGTGAGTGAGAAGACGATTCAGCGTCGTGAGCAACGTGCTATTGAACGTCTTGTCGATAAACTTGGCGGTGAGTTGCCGTGGTGGAACGCGAAGGGTCGAAGCGCATGAGTTGGTGGGCGTGGCTATTCATCCCTGTGTTCAGTCTGTTTGGGTTGGCTGTGGGTTGGGTTGTGGGCACGATCTTGCTGTCGTTCAGGGATGATCCGATGGATATTTGGGAAGACTGGGAAGACTGAAGCGCATGATGTGCAGACCCCGCCCTGATTGAGCGGGGCCTCACACCAGAAACAATCAAGCACGAGGCATCCCAACGATAATGTCCGTGCCCCACACCCCAAGATCAGACTCGTTCTCAGTCACATCAAGGATCTCTGACCGCCAAATCACAGACAGAATACCCTCATCAAGCACAGTCGATGCAGGGATACGCAGCCGCTCAACCTCAGCAACCCAATCCTTCACATCCTGCACAGTCATATCAACCTTAGTCATGTACACACCCACGTGTGCATCAGACTCAACACTAGACATCACTAGCCTCCCTAATCTTCTCGGCAACAGCCCACAACTCATCCCGAACAACAGCATCAGGATGCGTAGTGGCCCACTGCATCAATGTATGCATTATCTTATCTCTCGTTTCCCGAACCCCAAGAGCATGGGCTTGCCTGCGGATCCGGTCATATTCAGGTTCAAGAATACTGTTCATCAATCTCCGTAGGGGCAATCAGATATGCGTGACACGAGGCGCAACGCACATCAAGGAAATAGAACGAAGGCTTGCCCTCTTCGAACTTCACCACTGCAGCGAACTGGTCACAGCCACACAAGCATGTGTGCGTAGGTCCAGCCCACCTGTAGTCAGGCCCATCTTCCCCTATCTCAGTGAACAAGGAAGACCAAGGCTTTTGATTCATAGTGGAGTGACAACCAAAGAGTCAGCTCCGATAGCGTGCTGGCATGAGCAGCCTTTACAGGCCGCATGCTTTTGGGCAGCCAGGTCAAGGAACGTTTGCCCCCCACCGGCCCTCCACGCCCTATTGTGTGCTGCGCCTTGAAGGCAGGGCTGACAGATCACGACGCTCTCCTATCCGTAATGGGAATAACAGGTCGCTGTAATTGTATCCTCATTTTTCGTCTAAGTTGCTTCCTGTCGTTAGGTGTCGTGCCTGCCCACCACCCCTCAACTTCACTTCTAATCGCCCACATCAGGCACGGTTCTTTCGAAGGGCAACTGTCACATATTTCCCTCATCAATGCCTTGTCTCTTGTGCGGACAGCGTTGAAAGAAGACGGGTAAAACAATTCAGGATCAATCTGTCGGCATGGTTCATCACCAGTCCACTCAGGATAGTTCATTATGACGCCTCAGCAGGGATATCCATCTTCTCCACCTCATCTTGCAGCTCATCCACAGCCTCATCCGTGTACCCGTACACCTTAACCGCAAGTTGGGCATAGTCAATAGCCCAACGAGGAACCCACGGAGGCGCGTACGGGCTGTAACCCTTCTCCTTGCAGTACGAATGATACAGGTAACGCGCCAGCATGAGCGTGGCACGCTGATCAGCCATAGCATCAGACATTATCTAACTCCTTATCGTTTATGTTATTGGTGTGACAGTCACAGCCACACACGTAGCGGTCACCAATAGTTACGAAACAATCTTTATGATGCCCGGTCAGGCACCAGCCAAACTTGCTGGTGCCCTTCCGTGCAACCTTACCCATTGTCAGACAGCCTTGCAAGGGAACCAACAGCACTAGCCAACTGGTCACTAGACACATTCACGTAAATCTGTGTCGTCGCCAGTGACGAATGACCCAGCAAAGTCTGCACTGCACGCAGATCCTTACTGTTCGCGTGCACTTGGCTTGCGAACCTGTGCCGCAGTGAGTGCGTAGAGTACCCGTCAGGCAGAACCTTACGCACCATCCTACCCACACTCGTGGGAGTCAGATGCGTGGCACCTGAAGGGAACAGGAACACATCCCTGCCCCTGTAAGGGGCCAACCAAGGCTCCAGATCAGGGTGAATAGGTACAACCCTCGTCTTCGATCCCTTACCTGTGACACGCAGCTCAGTTTCACCGATCATAGAGCCATGCATACCAGCGATCTCAGCCCTTCTCAGCCCCGCAAACCCAGCAAGCATCACCGCAAGACGGGTACGGTCATCTGCGACCTTCAGGGCCGTCTGAAAACCCTCCTCAGGGCACGGGTGAGGCACACCCTGGTTCACCTTCACGGGTTTTACCCCATCCATAGGCGAATCAGACCTGAGTCCTTCAAGTTTCAACCATTCAAACAGTACCTTCAACGCTGACCGTGCAGAGGCACGACTCGCAGGCTTCCAGTTGTCATTAGCCATAAACACAGCCACATCAGACATCGTGCAAGTCACAGGGTCACAAGTCTTGATGAACCGCTTGATGAAACTCAAACGCAGTAGTCTGGTGCCAGGTGCGTGGCCTTGTGCATGCATCCACGCATCAATCTTCGTCAAATCAATCATCAGACTCATCCTCCTCATCGAAGTAAAGATCCTCAATGCGGTTAGCCCACGCCATAGCACCATCAGCAAGCACACTAATCGCACCGTGAAGCTCACGTGCACGCAGCATGATGTTCAAGTTCACATCCATCGTCATGCGCCAGTCCTTGTTCTTACCGTTAGGTGTCGGGCAGCCCTTCTCAACCCACCAATCCTCACGCCTACCGATATAGGCGTACGTGGCCTGCTGAAGGTCCATCAACTCGTGTGCCTTGAGCGCAACAATCACCTCATAGTCATGGTTGCAGTCATTGACAGCAATAATCTCCATATGTCACTCATCTCCTGTCGTTGTCGTCTCTTTGCCTGCCTCACGGTAAGCAATAAGATCCACCATAGCATCCTCAATCTGAGGATCAGGGTTACCGAAAGCATTGTCGTACCATTCCATAATCGCCTTGCCGCGCAACACAGCAAGGTCAAGCTCGTTCAACTCATCCATCATATCTCCTTGTTGTTTATGTGATGTCCCGTGTTCGCAAGAGCCGGGACCACGCTCTTTCCAAATCACCTTTCGGTGGTGCGAAGCCTATTGAAGTGTCAAAATAATCTGTACACCCACATGCTCAGTATAAGCAGGCGGGAACCCTTCCTTCAACTCATTCCATGTGATCTCACGTGCCACACCCATCACCTCACGGCCATGCTCAACATTCCTAGCCGTCCTGCCACCCTTCGGGATGTCATCAGACGGTACGTGGTACACACCCCACGGCCTACCCTGACCCTTATGGTCACAGCCAGAACTTACTAGGGGTACAGCATCAGACAAGAACAGGCGATGCCTGCGTACACCTAAACCGTACGCCGACCCACACTCAACTGCAGCCTCCTCCATTCCTGGTGCCCCTGGCACGTTCTCCACAACCCACGGCGTAGACTGCGCCCTGAGTAGGGCAAGCGTCGGCGTGAGCAGATCATCATACTTACTCTTCCCTCCTTGTGCTTCACGCAGATGCTTCGCCCTCGTGTGAGCTTGACATGGTGGTGATGCATGGATCAGGTCGAACGTGGACAGGTACTCAACATCAGCAAGGATCTTCATAGCGTCACCCTGATGAAACTCGTACGGGTAGTTGCGTTGATTGTTGATGTCGTACCCTACGATCTCGGTGAAACCTGCCGCATGGTACCCATCTGAGGCCATGCCAGCGCCACAGAATAGGTCAAGTAGTCTCATCAGTCTGCTCCTAGTAGTCGCTCTTCCCTCTCCCACTTGATCTGGTTGTCTACCCACGAATCGTGGGCTGCTTCTTCAGCCTCCTTGTTTTGCTCACGCTCTTCACAGTCAGGGCACAAGCCGATAGCGTGCAAGTGGCAGTAGCCGTCCTCATCAAACATGGAACATTTCCTTTCCGCAACAGTAGCAGAAACCTGGCTCGGTCACTGACTCTTGATGCATGTCAAGTTTGCATGCTAGGCATACATCGAATCTCACTTGTGTCGTAGTCATATCAGTATACATCCTCAATAGTGTACGCGAAAAGCTCAGTGATACCCACCTTATCGGCGCATCGCTGACAGATAGGTGCCATGTCAAACTCGCCATCACCAACAGGGCCACGAGTGACCCACTCCGCAGGCTTGTCACACAGCGCGAACCATGAACACACTAGGCTTGTGCGATCCTCAGTCAGCAGCACATCCATCACACAGCCACTTTCACAGCAGCAGCAACCTGCAAAGCAACAGACACAGGCGAATACACATCAACAGACACAGCCACAAGAGGCTGATCAATCGGCGTACGAGCATAATGCACGTAACGGTACGGCTTAGCCTCAGGCCACACAACCACAGGCTCTTGACACATCAGCTTACCATCACGAACCACGTACCGCCACGAACTACCATCCTCACCACGCCACTCCGTGTACGAACCATCAGGCATGAACGGTGCCACAGCAGCGAGGAACAAATCCTCCTGACCCGTCTTATTGTCATACCCGTACACGTTCACCGCACCATCCTGCGTGTGAGTCTCAAAACCCAGCATATGGAAGACCTCAGCGACAGTCTCACAGTCAGTCCAGTCACCGTTCATCCACGAAAACCACGACTCCTCCGTGCCATTAGGCCCATAAGACCCGCCACGCTTCAACTCATGCCAGTCCGTGTCGATACGACGCACAGCATCAAGCACATCTGCACGCTCAGGGATGCGCCAATCGGACTCAATCAACGTAACGTAGTAACCCATCACAATCTCCTATCATCTAATGTTGTATGTACCCGCTACCTCTTAGCAGATACTGCTTCCGAAACCTTACGATGTGCACCGTGTGGCAGAAACGCAATCGTCACAGCACGATCACGCTTCATACACAGCCTACAGTCAGCGCACGTGACACCACGTGTCTGATTCGGGCACACGATCACACGCTTACCCGCCACTACACTACCGATGAGCTCGTCCTCCTCACCCGTAGCCACAAGAACCGTGTCCCAACCGTTACCTATAGCCTTCTCAACCTCATCACGTGTCTCACACGATGCATTAGGCACCATGTTCGCAGGGAACTCGGCAGGTGACCTGTCAGGCCACGAATGTAGATACGTCCAACCCAACGTGTCTGGCCTATCCTCATGCGCCGCACCGATCTCAGCCACGTACTCTGGTGTCGGCTCACCCGACACAGCGTGACGCACTAGCGCACCATCAGGAAGCGCACGGATACCGTCAGCGGTACGTGACAGATCCTCCGTGCCATGCTTGTCAGCAATCTTGAACGGAGTGTTACCCATCGTACCCTGATTCGCATAGCACACACCAAGGAATGGGCACCTGTCAGGGCACGTGTCACCCGTGATGTACGTGGCAGCGACCTTACCCGTCTTCTTGTTGTTCGTCTTCGGAACGAAATGCACCTTCATGTCATCACCATTGTCTCGGATCGTAGTTATCTGTGCACTCTAGCGTCACAAGAAACACCTCGTCAGGATCATTACCGTCATACTCAACGTCAATACCTGTCACGTTAGCCGCTACCGTAGACCACTCACCCGAGGTGACAGCGATGACAGGTGTGTCACCGGGTATTTCGGACAGGTGTTCGATGAGCTTGGCAACAGTCAGCGTAGGTGCATGATCAACAATCTTTGCACCAGAATCAGTGTGTCTCAAAGCAACCTTAGCCATGTCAGTCCTCCTCAGTCTCGTCTACCTCATGCCAGCACCAGTCCATGCCACCCACACTGTAGTGAGCGACACCATCAATCATCGTAGGCTCAACAACCTGACCGGCATGCCACTCACCATAGTTCAGGTAGTCACCTTGTGCGCGAGGTTGCACTAGACGCACCTCGTCACCATCGACACCATCGATCACCAGATACGGGTCATCGTCATCCATCCTGTCACGCTCCACAAGTTCAGCCAGCACACGAACCGTGTCAAGCGTGAAGAAAGGCACAGCCCAACCGTTCCAACGCCTACCATCCAGCACCTTCGCAGGCAGCGCAGGATAATAGTCGTCAATGCCTACCGTCGTGTCAGTGTATGTCGTCATGTCTCGTCTCCTGTCTCGTCTAGTTATCCAAGCCAGCAACAACACGGCGCAAGGCCGTGTCAATGTGGCTAGAGTCAAGCCCGTGTCCACTAGGTAGCAGACGCCACCCTCCTGCCTTCCAGAATAGATCCCAACGGTAACGCACATCCAGGTCATCCACCTGATCAGCGCGAGGGAAGCGGCCCTCACGGTAGTCCTGACGCAACTCCGGCGTATCCAACGGAGCAATAGCATCCGTGATCCTGACTAGCGTGTCCTTATCTACCTTCATGGTGTCACCTATCCTCTCGTGTCGTCTACGTTCAGTTATCCTGATCCTCTAAACCTCTACGGTATCCCTCATCCCACCCATTCTCATAGGCACGATCTATCATGTCAGTAAACTTCTTGATCATCTCATCTCGCGTCATCGTTCATCCTCTCGTCTACTTTACCTTGACCGTGCCACCCTGCTTGATCACCTGAGCATACCACTTACGTGACTTGTACGGGTCAGGACCCACCACGTAGTACGTCCCATCTGGTGCATGATCTAACGCACCATCATACTCATTCCCAAACACTGACGTAGCCTCAAGAAACACAATCTGTCCAGCCTTCACAGCCTCAGACAAAGCCCTCTTACTAGCAAACCTAGTACCGTCATCCGACCACATACCCTGCATGTCATGTCCTCTCATCTAGTCTAGTAGTTAGGTGAACCTAAGCTATATCAACCTGATACCATTATCTTGCGCGTGCACCGCACGCTCCCACGCCGTATCGTAGCCACGCTGCCACGCTTTCTCCCAAAGCATCTGCACCCCGGTGATGACCATAGCCACCGCCACAGGCGACAGGATGATAGCCAGGAAGATAGTCAGCCCTAGCGCGAAGTCACTCATCACACACGCTCCCTCATGTCAGCCAGATCGAACAACGTCCTAGCGGTCTGCGCGATAGCGTCATGCGCCTCACGCTTAGACGCGAACCCTCCCGACGAACCCCGGAACCCCGGCACGTCGTGATCGAAGCGCCACCGCGCATCAAAATCATAAGACACCACGTACCACACTTGACCATACGGTTGCCTTAGGTCAAGGTCTCGCCCTGCCCCAAGCCCCACACCGGCACTATCTAGTGCCCGTGACAGTCGCTCCAATGCGGCGATGATGTCAGCGTTAGTGATCCTAGCCATGCGCCTATCCTCTCGTCTAGTCTGGAAGTTTCTCAGTCCACACTACCGCACTAGGCGGTGCACTCTCAGCATTACACACGATCATCCTAGCCGTGTCAGCATCCCGCGCCACGGTATCCAGCACCATCACGCCACCATCGTGGCGCAACGTCACCCGATACCGGGCAAAGTCCCAAGGCTCCGTCAGGTAGTCCAAGCACCCATGACAGTACCCGTGAGCCTGTGCCTTCGCGTCAGCGTCGCACAATCGGCACACCCCATCCATGTCACCACTCTCCCATCTTGATGGGCTCGACCAAGCGCCTCTCAGCGGCATAGTCGATCCTGTCCACTGCAGGGGTCTCCCTGACGTAGCGCCGGACAGGAGCATCCTCATCGTCAGCGGCGACAGGTGACAGGACACCCGTGGTCGGGTCGATCGTCTCGCGAGGAGTACGGCGACGGGCACGGGCACCACTAGGTGCCCACCCGTCAGGATGCGACGCAGTACGCAACCCATAAGCACGACGGCTACGCCGCGCAGGGACACGCCCCAAATCGATCCATGAAGAACCGTACACGCTCGCGCTCGATGCGCGAGACATAGCCTTGTCTCCTCTCGTCTAGTCTGACCTGCTTGCCTTGCCTTACTAGATACTACCCTAGCACACTTGCCTAGCCTTGTCAAGTGATTAGGAACAGGTGAGAGCATGTACCCCGGGCGACCCGTTAGATAGGTGACTATCCCCTACCCCTGTTCCCCTGTTCACTTGTCTACCCCTATCTAAGCAGGTTAGCGACCACCTGTCAAGCCCACTAGGTAACGATCAGATAACGGCCAGGACAGGCAGGCATTATCCCATCATGTACCTAACCTGTCAAGCCACATTAGATAACAATATGGTAACAGAGCTCCAGGTTAGGCAACCCTAAGTTACCCGCCAGTAACCTACCCTCCCGTAGGTTACGCTCCCGTAGGTTACTGACAGGTAGGATAGTCTCTCGCCTAACGGCGTTAGGTGCTGGCCTACCCTGGCCTAATGCAGGTTAGCCTACCCTTACCTATACCCTTACCCTGTCCTATAGTATAGGGTTAGGGTCGCCTACCCTCCCCTACCCTCCCCCTATGGGGGGATATGCCCGAAGATTAGGCGACCTATGGGCAGGTTAGGTTAGCCTATCCTAACCGTACATATGTACGAATGACCCCAGGGTGTTAAACAACACATATACTATATATATATACTATCCCCTTCTAATTTTGCATAGTATTGTAATCTTGTGTGCCCCCTGTAGCTGGCCTGTTATATACCTGTTTGTCCGTTTTTTTGTGTGAGGTCGGTCACATTTAGGTAAATTCTTTGGTTTTAGGTGTCCACCTGGAGGTGTCTGGACAAGGATATATATATAGAGGGTTTTATAAGCGGCCCCTTCAGGGGGCCGCGTTATAGGTTTTCTGTCAGTAGGTTTTTTTGTCAGGTGTAGGTTTAAATGTAGGTATAGGCGGGTGTAGTGTGTCCTCTGGGAGAGGACCCTCGCCGTTGTACTATAGGTGCCGTTGTCCACAGGCTGTGGATAGCTTGTGGCCCCCCTGTGGGTGGTCCCTGGATTTAGGGTAGGGGTGTTCCGTGGCTGCAAGCGGTGCTGGCAGGAAGCGGAATGATCTTCCGGCTGAGGCGAAGAAGCGGTTTCTTGAGTTTTATGCTGAGGGCCGTACGATTAATGACGCGCTGGAGATGGCTGGCCGGACGCGGACGACGTATGAGGAGTGGCGGCGTAAGGATCGCCAGTTCGCTTTGGATGCTGACCGGATCAGGCAGATGCGTGTGGGGGCGCAGCATGTGAAGGGCGAGCAGATCCCTTTCTCAGAGTTCTCTGAGAGGTATTTGGATGCCAAGGTGTTCCCGCACATGCAGAATGTGGTGGATCTGATTGAGGGGAATGACCCTAGCTGGCGTCATCCGGGGATGACGTATGAGCCGGGTGAGCGGGACCTGCTGATCGTGAACATGCCCCCCGAGCATGCGAAGACTACGTCGGTGACGATCAACTATGTGACGTACCGGATTTGTATGGATCCGAATATTCGCGTGATTGTGGTGTCGAAGACGCAGGATATGGCGAAGAAGATGCTGTACGCCATCAAGACGCGCTTGACGCATCCGAAGTATGCGGAGATGATCGCGAACTACGCCCCGGTGGGTGGTTTTGATTCTAAGGCTGAGGCGTGGAATCAGAACATGATCTACATTTCGGACGATGCGCGTGATTCGGGCGAAAAGGACCCGACCGTCCAAGCTCTTGGTATTCGTGGTCACATTTATGGTGCCCGTGCCGATTTGATCATCATGGATGACTGCGTGGATTTGACGAACGCGCACGAGTTTGAGAAGCAGATTGACTGGTTGCAGTCCGAGGTGATTTCCCGTATTTCTTCTACGGGTGCCTTGCTGGTGGTGGGGACCAGGCTGGCAAGCAAGGATCTGTATTCGGAGATCCGTGAAGCTAATAGGTATCCAGACGAGGTGTCCCCGTGGACGTACCTGGCGATGCCTGCCCTGCTGGATGCTGATGAGGATCCGGCTAAGTGGGTGACGTTGTGGCCGAGGTCGAACCAGCCGGAACCGGGCGTGAAGGGCCGCGATGCGGAACCTGACGAGGACGGGTTGTTCCCGAAGTGGGATGGGCCGCGTCTAGCGAAGAAGAGGGCACGAGTTAGTCCAAGAGCATGGGCGCTAGTGTACCAGCAGCAGCAGGTTGCCGATGTGGGTATTTTTTCCGCTGAAGCGATGCGTGCCTCCATCAACGGTAACCGCATGACGGGCTTGATGCCGAGGGGCATGGTGAACTGTCGCCCTGACGGGATGGATGGTCTGATATGTGTAGCTGGCTTGGACCCGGCAATGGCGGGGCACACAGCAGCCGTGGTGATTGGTTTGGATCCGGCGACACAGAAACGGTTCGTGCTGGACATTTGGAACAAGCCCGCGATGACACCGGACCAGATCAGGGATCTGATCAGGGAGTGGACGACTAAGTACGGTATCACTGAGTGGCGTGTGGAGAAGAACGCTTTCCAGTCGATGCTGACGCAGGACCGCGAGGTGCGCGAGTATCTGGCTGGTGCTGGTGCCGTGTTGCGGGAGCATTTCACTGGCTCCAATAAGCATGATGTTGATTTCGGTGTGGCGTCGATGACGACGCTGTGGGCTGGTTGGGAAGATAAACGTCAACTAATTGAACTGCCTTCTACTGCTATCAGTGAGGCGGCGAAGTCGCTGGTGGAGCAGTTGCTGATCTGGCATCCTGCCGCACCTAAAACGCAGAAGACAGATATTGTGATGGCTTTGTGGTTCGCTGAACTTGCTTGCCGTGATCGCGTGATGGCGATGAGCAATTTTGCTCGTTCCCACGTGAATAACCCGTTCGCTACCCGTTTCGATAAGTCCACGCGAGCGACGGTTAACTTGAATGATGCGGAACGTGACCGCATGTTCGTGACCCTGTAGGAGGATGGGTGCCGACAACGGCTGAGGTTGCCAGCCTCTACAACAGGCTGCGTGTGCAGAACAATGACCGTGACCAGCGGATGCGTGACATTAAGCAGGTTCGTGGCGGTCAAATGGGAATGGTGTTCCCTGAACTGTTCCCTGAGGATGGCCCGTTCACTCGCCCGATTGTGGCGAACATGGTGGATGTGGCTGCGCGTGACCTGTCTGAGGTGATCGCGCCTCTGCCTTCATTCAACTGCTCTAGCTCGTCTATGGTGTCGGATTCTGCGCGGAAGCGTGCAGAGATGCGTACCCGTATCGCCACCTACTATGTGCAGTATTCGCAGTTGCAGAAGCAGGCTTATACTGCCGCTGATCGGTTTGTGACTTACGGTTTCGTTCCCGGTATTGTGGAGATTGACTGGGACGAGAAGATGCCGCGCATCAAGTGGCTGGATTCGATGGGCTGCTACACGGTGCGCGATAAGCGTGACCGGGTGAAGGCGCTGTTCCAGACGATCAACTACCACATTGATGACTTGATTGCGAAGTTCCCGCAACTGCAGAACGTGATCTTGCAGCAGGTCCCTGCCATGTCCACGAAGATTGAGGTCGTGAGGTATCACGACAAGGATGCGGATATCCTATTCCTGCCTGGTGAGGGCGGGATCGAACTGCTGCGTACCGCGAACCCGGTGGGCAAGTGCCTCGCGGTTGA